GGAGTGACAATTACACTACCTGCATCGCCAAGCACGGGAGATGAAGTTTCATTCATGGACCAGGGATATGATTTTAATTCTAACTCTTTAACGGTTGGAAGAAACGGTTCTAACATTGCTAACAGTGCATCAGACCTTACGGTAAGTACGCAAGGTGCTGGCTTCAGTTTAGTTTACTCGGGAGATGCTACTACTGGTTGGACTTATAGGGAGAAATAATCTATGTCTAATTACGAAGCTACCAAATACGATTTCGATGGAGCAAATCTTACTGGAATTGAAGGTATTCCTACAGCAACAGTGGTGCCTTGGACAGATTCATCTTTACCAACCGGTTTTTTAGAGTGTAATGGAGCGGCTGTATCAAGATCAACATATTCTGCATTATATGCAATCATAGGCACTACTTATGGTGCAGGTGATGGTGTAACCACTTTCAACATACCTGATTTACAAGATGAAGTAGTTGTAGGTAAATCTGGAACTAAAGCTTTAGCATCAACTGGCGGAGCTAACACAGTTCAATCTACTGGAAACGTAGGCGGATCAACAGCTAATGCAACTTTATCAGAAGCACAACTTGCATCTCATGATCACGGTATAATCGGAGGTGGAGCTTTAGATGCTGGTAGCGGTAATACTTTTCAAAGATCTCAAAATAATACTGGTACTTTAAATTCTGAAAATGCTGGAAGTGGAACAGGTCACTCACACAACATGAGTGCTACCTTTACGGGAGATGCTACATCTGTTTTACAACCATATTTAACTTTGATATATATTATTAAAACGTAGGAGATAAATGTCTAATTACGAAGCAACAAAATATGATTTTGATGGAGCAAACCTAACAGGTATCGAAGGTATTCCAACGGCTACGATTGTCCCTTGGTCAGACTCATCCATTCCTTCAGGTTTTTTAGAATGCAACGGAGCAGCGGTATCAAGATCCACTTATTCAGCGCTGTTTGCAATTATTGGTGCAACTTATGGAGCAGGGGATGGTGCAACTACTTTTAATCTTCCAGATTTTCAAGACAATGTTCCTATGGGAAAATCAGGGACCAAAGCATTAGCTTCAACTGGTGGAGCTAATACTGTAACTTCGACTGGAAACGTAGGTGGATCAACAGCAAATGCAACTTTATCAGAAGCACAATTAGCATCACATGATCATTCTGGTGGTTCAAATGCTAGACCAGCTGCTGCTAGTAATCCAGGATTTCCAGGTGCAGATTTCGCATCAAATACTGGAAATGCTGGTTCAGGCACTGGTCACTCACACAACATGAGTGCTACTTTTACTGGTGATGCAACTTCGGTGTTGCAACCTTATTTAACTGTGATATATATAATTAAGACGTAGGAGAAAAATATGGCAACAAACGCACAATGGACAGTAGTATTTGATGACAAACGAGTTATTAAACAAACTGGTGATGCCGCTGGAACTTCATATAATATTGACGATAATACTTTTTGGTCTCAAGCTAAATATTCTAACATTTGGGCTATTCAATATGGTACAGCTAATCCAAGTGACACAGTAGAGTACAGAGATAGTACTCCTCATTCTACTTGGGAAGATTCAGATTTAGGTGACTTCTCTGATTTTATTACTAGATGGGATTCAGCTCATTTAGCTCAATTACAAAGTGATTGGGACAGTAATAATGTAGAGGATGAAGAACCTGCAGACAAAGTCGCTAGATTAGGTGCAAGACCTACATCATACTCATCGTAACAGCATCCAAGAAGTAAGAATATATTTTTCACCTGATAAAGGTGGATTTCCTCTATGTAGATATGGAAAAGCTGCTGGCCAAATAACTATTCTACCCGTTTTAGGTTTTACTCTTTTTGAAAAATGTAAAAACTCTGTTTCTCCACCTTCTTCTACATCATTTAAATATACAGAAAAAACAAAAGCTCTAGGTTCATTATGATAACCTTTACCATGTTCAATGTGCCAAACATGATAACCTTCTGTTGGTAAAGTTTTTTGAATTTTTAAACAAGTAAAATGAAAAGGCACCCCATAAGCTTCTTTAGCTCCCACATTTTCAACATAATGATTCCAAGCTAAATCAAAATTTATCATCAAAGGTCTTAACTCTTCCCACCAAACATCTACGTTATTTCCAAAAGCAAAAAATTGTTGATCTTGTTTTTGTAGTATAGACGCTTTTTCTCCACCTATTCTATTAACTGTATTATTAAATTTATCTTGATTTTCAAAAATTTTAATTGCTTTATTACATTCTTCCTTTGTAATATAGTTATCATATATTCCAATAAAGTTGGTGATATTTACTGTTTTTTCCATTATAATCTATCTTTCATATTTTAAATAAGTGTTATATAAGCTACTATATGCTACAGAAATTAAAATTCAAGCCCGGTTTCAACAAACAAGACACAGAATCAGGAGCCGAAGGTCAATGGACTGATGGTGATTTTGTAAGATTTAGATACGGACTACCTGAAAAGATAGGTGGCTGGTTACAATTAACAGCCGCTAATAAAACATTACCTGGAGCCGCAAGAGCACAAGTTGCATTCTCTAGTTTTGCAGGTGAAAAATATACTGCGATAGGAACATCTCAAGGTTTATTTTTATATTATGGTAATGACTTCTATGACATCACTCCTTTAGATACAGCAATCACTGGAGGGACTTTAACAACAGTTAATGGATCAAGAACTGTAACAATTGATAAAGGCTCACATGGTTTAAGTGTAGGACGATACGTAACTCTTTCATCAGTCACGGTTACAGGGGCATCTGATTTTACAGCAGCAGAATTAGAACAAACATATGAAATATTAACCGTTCCAACAGTGGATAAATTTACCGTTCAAGCTTCACGTGCTGAAGGAGGAACTGGTATGACAGCAGCCGGTGCGGTAACTGTTAATCCTTACGTATCAGTTGGACCAACAATTCAAACTTCTGGTTACGGTTGGGGAACAGCTTCATGGGGAGATGAGACTTGGGGCACTGCACGATCAGTAGGCTCAGTTACTCTAGATCCAGGAAACTGGAGTCTTGATAACTTTGGTCAAGTATTAGTTGCAACTATATTTAACGGCAAAACTTTTACATGGAATGCTGGAGCATCTGGAGCTAGAGGTATTAGAGCTTCACAGACCACAACAAACTTTAACACAACAAACAATCCTACAGCAAGTAGATTTACATTAGTGTCAGACAGAGACAGACATTTATTTCATTTCGGAACTGAAACAACTATTGGTGATACTTCAACACAAGATCCGATGTTTGTAAGATTTTCTAATCAAGAAGATTTAAATACATACACACCAACAGCCACCAACACTGCAGGTACATTTAGATTAGATACCGGAAATGAAATTAGAGCAGCTTTACAAGGTAAAGATTATGTGTTTGTTATAACAGATAACGCTGCCTATGTTATTCAATTCGTAGGACCTCCTTTTACCTTTTCTGTTAGACAGGTAGGTACTAACTGTGGTTGTGCTGGTCAACACGCAGCGACGTTCGTTAATGGTGCTATATATTGGATGGGATCTCAAGGTGGGTTTTTTGTATTTGATGGAACAGTAAAATCATTGCCATCTTTAGTAGAGGATTTTGTATTCAGTACAGATGGAGATAATCTTGGATTAAACTTTAATTCAAGAGATGTTATATTTTCTGGTTCAAATAATTTATATACAGAAGTAAATTGGTTTTATCCAAAAGCTGATTCTGAACAAATTGATAGATGTGTAACTTATAACTATTCTGAAAATTGTTGGACAACATCGTCTTTGGATAGAACCACGTATCAAGATCAAGGTGTATTTGATAATCCCTATGCTACAGATTACGACGATACATTGACACCAGTATTCCCTGATATATTAGGAATTACAAATAAATATGGTGCTAGTATTTATTACGAGCACGAACAAGGTACAGATCAAGTTAACAGCACAGCAACCACAGCTATTCCTGCCTTTATACGATCCGGAGATTGGGACATAACATCTAGACGTAGTGCTCTTGGCCAGCAAACAGGCGTTGCAGATTACAGAGGAGATGGTGAGTTTTTTATGGCTGTTAGACGATTTATACCTGATTTTAAATATCAACAAGGTAATGCTAAAGTAACTTTATTGGTTAGTGCGTATCCAGACGATGTGGCTGTCAGCTCACCACTTGGACCCTTTACAGTTACTTCAACAACTGATAAGGTAGATACTCGAGCCAGAGGAAGACTTGTATCTGTCAAAATAGAAAACGATGGTACAGGTGAAACTTGGAGATACGGCACACTAAGATTAGACGCACAACCGGACGGTAGAAGATAATGGCATATTTAGGTAATGGTATATATGATTTAATAGATGTTGTAAAAGCTTCTGCTAATCCTCAAATTAATTACGAAGGTCTTTATCAAGATCAAATGCCTGATGTAATTACATTTAATCCGTTTAAAGCAATGACACCTGGTTATACTTTTAGTGATTTACTTCCCAGATATTTTGATAAAAATCCAGACATGGCTAGCCCTAGTGGTAAATTTTATGATGATTTAAAACTTAGAGGTGATTTTAAAAGAGTTAATCAAGGACTACCACTTTTTAATAGGTATGGTGATCCCGATAGAGTTGGAAGATTTGAAGGTTTTAGTCCAAGAGTAGGAACTATAACTCCTTATACACCACCTAATTTAAGCGGAACAGATGATCAAGCTTCTTTCTTTTTTCCTACAAATGTTCAAAAAGGTATTATGACTCAAACACCTTTACAAAATTTAGGATTTGATACTTCTTTGGGTGTGGCAAATGAAGAAGATGTTGAGCAAGTAGATTATTTAGGTAGCAAACCTAATAAAGTTCAAACTGGCATAGCTAAGTTACTTGAATTTTTACAAAGATTTTCACCTATAGCTAATATATCTAGAGGTATTGAAAGTATTAGAAATAGATTTGATACGCGTAAAGCTATTAGAGATGATATCATACGGGATCGTCAAGGAACTATAAATAATATAATAAGTCCTAGAATTATGAACATACAACCAACAGCTCAAGACATAGCGCGAGGTGGAGGTAGTATACCAACTAGAACCACTTCAAGAAGAACATCGCCTCAAGGCGGAATGCAAGCAGAAAGAACTAGATCTAGAGATTTAGGTAGAATGAGAGGTGGAGTTGGTAGATAATGGCTAAAATAACAAACTACATACCTGAACCAAAAGAAGAATACGATGTAGAAAATCAAAGACAAATATTAGAGTCTTTAACTACACTACAAAATCAATTAAACTTTTCTTTTCAACAAGACTTGAAAAACGAACAGGACGCATTTAATTACTTTTTATCATGAGCATAAATTATAAAAACGCTAGTGTTATATTAAGCACTACAAATATGACTACAATTTTAAATATAGCAACTACTGCAGTGGCTATTATAAAATCAGTGTATATATCAAACAATAGCACCGGAGCTGTAACTGTAAACTGTGATCTTAGAGACAGTTCAGCAAGCACAGATGTAGAGTTTTTTAGAAAGGATATAGCAGGAACCACAACTGTTAATGCAACAGAACAGGGCTTGAATTTAGAAGAAGGAGATGCTATAAAAGCTCAAGCAGAAACTGCAAATAAACTAGAAGTAGTTGTCAGTTATGCAT